ATTGCTGGCCGATCTGTGCGCCCCCACCTGGGAACTGGTCGGCTCCACCATCAAAGTCGCCAGCCGCGATGAGATTATCGACAAGATCGGCAGATCGCCGGACAAGGCAAGCGCGTATTGCCTGGCGTTGATCGACACGCCCAAGCGCAAAACCATCCGCGCCATCCTCGGTGCGAAGTCCGGGTCAGACTATGACCCGATGGGCATCTTCAACAAATAACACCCGTCATAACGGGTGCGCTTAACCCTCCCCACGCGGCTTAACGTGCCGCGCATGAAAGATATCGAGACTGTCCGGAAAGTAAACCGTAATGAAGGTGAAGGCACGTCGATATCAAACATCGTGCTTGCGCTTGAGAAAAACGGCGAGGTGGAAATCGAACGGATGAACGACGGGTTCGTTGTGTTTTACCCGGTGGATCACGACAAGCTATTTGCCAAACTGCTGTTTGAACGGTTCACGTTAAGGATGGTGCGCGAGATGCGAAGGGCGTCTGATCTGCGCGCAGGCAAGAAGATATTCGCCAAAACCGGTGACGCAAGAATCGTCAAGGTACTGAAAAAAATGGGATTCGCGTTTATCGGGATGAACGGCGGTGAATCCGTAATGGTGAAAGGGCGTTGATTATGTGTGGTGGTGGGTGGGATACGGATTCAATTTTTATGAACACTAAATCGGCTGGTTTAGATATCGCCACCCTTGGCAATTATTCCGCGCAGAAAAAAGCAGGAGATTTACAGCAACGGGCATACGACGATGCTAAAGCCAACGCTGCCAAAACCGCACAACAAGCTGAAGAAGCCTTCAATCGCGCCAATCGGCGTAAACCGGATATTGCGGCAATCCTTGCGGACGCACAGAAAAAGCAAGGTGGCACCATGCTGACCCAGCCGGGCGGCGTTGATCCTGCCACCTTGACCCTGGGTCGTACAACCTTATTGGGTGCATGATGGCAGAACGGAAGCCGGAGCTATGTAAACAATACCTGACCAGGCACACCCAGTTAAAGACTGAACGGGCGTCATGGTTCTCGCATTGGGGGGAAATTACCACCTTCATACTGCCGCGATCCGGTCGGTACTTCACGCAAGACCGCAACCGCGGGCATAAACGCCACAACCATATTTACGACAATACCGCGACACGATCCTTGCGCATCCTTGCCGCGGGCATGATGTCAGGCATGACCAGCCCGGCCCGTCCGTGGTTTCGGCTGACCACCCCTGATCCATACTTGGCACAACACCATGCAGTCAAAATCTGGTTATCCGAAGTCACTTCGTTGCTGCACCGGATATTCCAGAAATCCAACACCTACCGCGCGTTGCACACCATGTACGAGGAACTGGGCGGCTTTGGTACCAGCGCCAGTATCGTCGTGCCTGATTTTAACAACATCATCCACCACCACCCGTTAACCACCGGCGAATACTGCATTGCGACCGACTGGCAGGGCAAGGTCTGCACCTTATACCGCGAGTTTGAAAAAACCGTCGGCGAGATCGTCAAAGAGTTCGGTATCGACGCGGTATCGACGCACGTCAAGGCGATGTACGACCGCGGCGCGCTTGATCAATGGGTGCTGATCACGCATGTGATCGAGCCGCGCGACGATCGCGATATCGGCAAGCTCGACGCCAAGAGCATGCCGTGGAAGTCGATCTATTTCGAAACCGGCCACCATAACGGCAAGGTCTTGCGTGAGTCCGGCTTCAAGCGCTTTCCGGCACTGGTGCCAAGATGGGCGGTTGCGGGCGGGGATATCTACGGCAACTCGCCGGGGATGGAAGCGCTGGGCGATATCAAGCAATTGCAACAGGAACAATTGCGCAAGTCGCAGGCGATTGATTACCAGTCCAACCCGCCCTTGCAGGTGCCGACCTCGATGAAGGAACTGGATGTAAACCGCATGCCAGGGGGTATTAACTATGTTGATGGAATGGGGGGTCAGCCACCGATACGCAGTGCCTTTGAAGTCAACCTGAATTTAAACGATCTGCTGATTGATATTCAGGACGTGCGCGAGCGTGTGCGCGGGTCGTTCTATGCGGACCTGTTCTTGATGTTGTCCCGGCAACAGGATACCCGCATGACCGCGACCGAAGTGGCCGAGCGTCACGAAGAGAAGCTCTTGATGCTGGGGCCGGTGCTGGAAAGATTACAGAGTGAACTGCTCGAACCGTTGATCGAAATGACGTTCGACGCGGCGCAACAAGCCGGGATTGTGCCGCCCCCGCCGCCGGAGCTAAACGGTATGGCACTGAATGTGGAACTGGTGAGCATGCTGGCGCAGGCGCAACGCGCGATCGGCACGAACTCGATTGATCGTTTCGTCGGCAACTTGGGGGCGGTTGCGCAATACAAACCGGACGTGCTGGATAAATTCGATGCGGACAAATGGGTGGAAGTGTATAGCGACTCGCTCGGAGTCGATCCGACTATCGTGATTCCCGCCGACCAGGTGGCGGCAATTCGCCAGGCGCGTGCCAAACAGGCGCAACAGGCGCAACAGGCGCAAGCGCTGAATACCGCCGCAGATACCACCAACAAACTCGCCAATGCACCAACCACCGGCGACAGTAATGCGCTTAACGATATCACCCGCGCTTTCAGCGGATATGTTTAACGAAAGGGAGAATGAACCATGGGAAATGCACTCTACGCAAAATCAACCTACTCACTCGGGATCAATAAAAATGCCGAACAGGTCGGGGTACCCGTAACACCAAGCGACAGTACCGATCTGCCAAACGGGCCGTGCGAGGGTATTTATGTCGGTGCCACGGGAAACATCAACGTGCAGCTTGCGGGGGGTGGCACCGCGGTACTGACCGGCCTGGCAACCGGGCAGATCGTGCGCGTCAATGTTTCCCGTATTCTCAGCACCTCAACCACCGCCACCGGCATTGCCGCGCTGTATCCGGCAGGCAACCTGTAAGGGGTAAATCATGGCAACGATTGCAATCAATCAGACCAACCTGAACGACGCCTTTAACCGCGGCCATTTGTCGCAATGGGCATCAATGACCAACACCGGCGCGGATGTGGGGGCACCCCTGGAATGTTTCGGTGAGGCAGATCGCAGTGTCCAGATTACAGGCACCTTCGGCGTCGGCGGCACGCTTATCATCGAAGGCTCGAACGACGGTACCAACTATGCGACCCTTAAGGATCACCTGGGGGTCGCGCTCAGTTTAACCGCGGCGGGCATCTATTCTGTGGATCAGATCACCCGCTACTTGCGCCCGCGCGTATCCGCAGGCGACGGCACCACGTCACTAACTGTAACCGCACTCAGCCGGAGGGTCGCCCCTTGAGCGATCAAGTCAAGACCGCGGCATGGCTACGGGCGGGGTGCGCTTAACTGACGCAGGAATATTTAAGGTGCGCCCATGACCGACTCGAACCCGACCGATTTAGCTGCCTTCGATGAGGCGCGCAAAGAGCGCGCGATGCTCGAATCGCAAAAAGAGGCCGACGATATCAAGTGGGTGATGAGCAACAAACGAGGGCGTCGATTTATGTATCGGCAACTCGAACGGGCAGGCGTATGGCGAATTTCGTTCAATACAAACGCATTGGCTATGGCCTTTAATGAAGGCGGGCGCAATGAGGGTTTAAGGTTGATCGCTTTGTTGACGACGCACTGCATGGACAGATACACCGAAATGCTCGGGGAGAAAAATGACAACTGAAACACTGATGACTTCCGGCGACAACACCCAACCAGCCGCGACAACTCAGCCGCCCGCAGTAGTTTCCACACCGGAAACTGCTGCGACACCCCCAACAACCCCTGACAAAGTTGAGGACGCAACCCCTCCCGCTGACAAGCCCGAGGGTGCGCCCGAGAAGTACGAGTTTAAACCCATCGAAAACGCCGCCGCGTTTGACGATGCGGTGATCGGTGCTTTCTCCGAGGTGGCAAAGGAACTCAACTTGACCCAGGACAACGCGCAAAAAATCCTCGATAAAGTCGCCCCCATGATGGCGGCCCGTTCTGCAGAACGGTTTGAAGCCACCAATCAGGAATGGGTGGCTCAAGCAACGACGGATAAGGAGTTTGGAGGTGACAAGCTCACCGAAAATCTCGCCATTGCCAAAAGTGCGATGGATAAATTTGCGACGCCTGAACTGAAGGAGTTGTTGAACAAAACCGGCCTGGGTAATCACCCCGAATTCATCCGGGCGTTTTACCGGGCCGGTAAAGCAATCAGCGAGGACAAATTCGTGCCAGGTGGCGATGTTACGCCCACACAATCGCTGGCCGAGCGTCTTTATGGATCAACCAAAAAGTAAAGGAGTATAAAACATGGCTACACTCGCAGCAGGCGCATTAACACTGGCGGATTGGGCAAAGCGCACCGACCCGAACGGTAACACACCGGCCGTAGCGGAATTGCTTTCTCAGTCAAATGAAATTCTGGAAGATGCCGTATTCATGGAAGGCAACCTGCCGACGGGGCACCGTGTTGTGATCCGCACCGGCCTGCCGTC